GGATTTTCGTCGTCTGCGTTTACATTAATTGGGTAAAATACGACCAAAAAAAATAGCAACACGAGACTGCTACATATAAACGCCAGTATAGAGTTATAGTTCCTTCTTTCCATTTCAACCTCTCACTTAAAAAATGTGTATCATGTAATAGAATAATTTTATATTACGGATGCTGTATTTTCAAGTATTTTATCGGTTAGTGAAGGCTTCTCGCTTCCAATTTAGTTACCCTATATTTCCATAATTTTCTATTAATTGTCAGTAATAAAAAATGTTACCTACCCTATTTACATAAACTCTCATGAGTGATAATCTACAACTCATGCAAAATTACTATTGAAATTAAAAGAGGAACTGAACTATGAATCACGAAGAATCTTATTTTGACGGCGGACTATTTCAGCTTATTGGCTACAGCATCCTTGGCACACTTATTACAACTGCAACTCTCGGCATCTGTCTGCCTTGGGCGTACTGCATGATTTACAACTGGGAGATCAAGCACACTGTCATTGAGGGTAGGCGCCTCGAATTTGATGGTACCGCTGTGCAGCTATTTGGAAACTGGATAAAGTGGCTTCTACTTACAATTGTAACTTTTGGAATCTATGGTTTCTGGGTGAACATCAAGCTTAGGCAGTGGAAGACTATGCATACACATTTTGTCCTATAACCCAATTTATAAATTATTTAAATGAAAAGAGCCTCGAATTCGCCGATCAAAAGGCGTTTTCAAGGCTTTTAATTTTGGAGCTGCTGGCGAGAATCGAACTCGCAACCACTTCATTACGAGTTAATTCTGAATCGTGTATTTTTCAACACTTACGTTGATTTTTGCAACATGTTTTATCAAATATGTTCTAATTCACATCCCCTTGGTTTTTTCGGTAGCATTTCTATCATTATCATTCTTTGCTTGATTCCGTTTTTTCCACCTAATCCTTCGTATATTTCAAATTGCGATTTTAAATTCTCGTATTCATCCAAATATGCAAAGCCACGATTTATAACTTCATCACATACAGGTTCGAGTATGTCGTGGAGAAGCCACATCATACCTTTTACAAGGCACTCGTTAATAACATTTTCCTCTTTTTGTTTTTTTATCAAATACCTTATGTACCCACCTAGCATACCGACAATTGCTCCAATAAGCAAGTTAATAATGGTACTCATCGCAGAGTTACATGCTGTTATCATCATTTGATATACACCTTGCTTCCCTGGCGAGCGCAAATCCATCCGGACGGAATGCGCATCCAATCTCCTCGCATTTCTAAACAGGTTATCTGGGTACCTGCACGCAAGCAAGCTAGGCTTCCAGCGAGTGCGTGTCTCTTGCCGTCTGCGGTCAGTTCAGAATATGCACGCTGCCTATATCCTGTTCCTGGACCAGTTCTTACGCGCATATCAGAAATTAATTGATATGTCCTGCCTACAGCGTACGCATTCGTGCTACTAGGCGTGTATGTAGGCGCTGGTGTTGCTCCCGATTTCGTGAGATAGTCCATACAAACCCAGCCGCCAGCTCCTACGGATCTACCCCAGTTGCCACTCATTTCTACAATTCGAAGCGGCGTGCCATTCGATAATGTAGTTATCCTTGCATAGTTTGTCCCAGGTCCTTTTCTTACATTAAGACCAACAGACGAATTAACATGATATAGCCCATAGTCTCCAGAGCTAGCGCTTTGCGGTGCTGTGCTTACTCCATCAAAATTCGGTCTCACAAACCCTCTTATATATCTGCCGTTGATAGGTACGCTTCTATATCCCACAACGGACGCTGCACCCTTGTTTCCTTCAATAACGGTAATCATTCCGCCACCAACAGATACGACCACGCCTACATGGTCTGGTCCACCTACGTTATCGCCATATCCGGAATCCTGCCAATCATACAGTATGAGATCTCCAGGACTCGGAGTATATGAATCGTTTTCCATCCATATACCCATCTGTTTGGCTTTAGAAACCATAGTTCCACAATTTGCGCTTACTGGGATTAGATTTCCAATTCCCAATTCGTACGCCCAAGCGGACACAGACGCAGCGCACCACGGCGCAACATAGTTCATTGGCCAGCCATCTGGTTTATGCTGGTTAAAAATGTCTATAAGGTGGCGGTGTTTAGCTGAACCTCTAACCGCTCCGAGATAGCTAACTGCCGTCTGCACAAACTGCTGCCTAGTTGCCATTAGCCTTTCGCCTCGCTTTCCTCTTCATCCTCGTTATCTTCGCTTGTCTTTTCCTCGTTGCTAACCTCTTCATTTGTATTTGCCTCTATGACAGGCTGTTTATTTACGTAGTTATCAACATGCTGTACGTATTCGTTTATTTTTTTAGCTTCCTTTAAGTAATCCAGTAACTCTTGTGATTGCTTCGCCTCTTCACTGTAGTTGTGATTGAAGTAATGGTTCACCGCATATGATATTGCGAACGCAATTACATATGCTACCTTACCTATCACTGTGTCGCTAATTACCGGGACATTAACCCCAAACACCATTAGTACAGCGATTACACCTGTGATGATCATTGCAATACCATCTCTTAGTTTTGCTCTTTTGTTTTTATCCATATGTGCCTCCTACACTTTCTATAAATTCTGCTTTATTAATTTTAAAAGAAACGAGGCTGCCATTTCGACAGCCCCAAAATCTACCTTTTCTTCTTTCTTTCGTACTTTCTAGCGTGCTTGTAGCTTTTCTTTATTACGGCATCTGCCGTATACTTTCTATCTCCTGGGTACAAAGCTTCTATCTTCTGAGCGTAGATTCTTGCAGTTTCCATATCTCCTCTCGCAAGTGCTTTATTAATGTATGGATAGTAACTATATCTTATGCCATCTTTTGCACTTCTAAGAACCTCTTCACGTTGAAAATCAACATTTGTTGGATCAATTTTTTCTATCTTAGAAAGCTGTTTTTCAACTTTAAGATTATCACCTTCTTTAATCCCTCTCTTAAGTTCTTTCATGTACTCTGTTTTGATAGAATAACGTGTTTGTTCAATGGCAAGCTCAGCTGTAATTTTTTCGCCTTTTTCGGTAATATCCATTTTGTTGAATTTATTAGCTATTCTTTCGGCTTCGCTTGTATTTCCTTGTAGTATAGCTGATTTAATCTTCTTATACTCCTCGCTTTTTATCTTGTTGATTCTGCTTTGGAAGTATTCCTCTGCATCCAGCATACTATTTCTTGCTGCAAGGCTCTTTGCGAGTTTTTCAGCCTCTTCATTCTTGCCTTTCTTGATAAAGTTATCCATTTCATCATTATGGTTTCTCTTAATGCGATTAATCGTTTCTTTATCAATTTTCTCTCTTGTGTATTCTTTATCGTTTTCAAGAATGTATTTAGCTGCCTTTTCTCTCGTTTCGCTATCGTACTTTTCGGAGTCGGTCGCAACGCTTTTAAAGTAACCTTTATTACCCTTGTATGTTTTCTCAATCTTTGATAAGTCCATTAGTAAATCTTGCTTTGTATTTGCACCAGTGAAAAAGTCGTGTATCGATGCCAAATATACAAATGAGCCCTTCAAATCCCTATAGACTACGTCCACAGGAAGCCCAAAGAATACACCTGCTGCGTTAGCAACCTTTTCAAGTTTTGTAATTAGACTATTTTTAGGATCTATACACGCCTTGTACGCGTCACTAATTTTTACAAATAGGGACATATCTAATCTTGATGGTGTATATCCTTGTAGTGCTGACTGGATATCCTTTCCGACCGGGAGCATAGCTATAGGATTTAGTTCCCCAAATAGATTTCCGTCTGTATGGAGTTTGTTCTCTCCTAGAAGCGCATCGAGGAATCGTTCAACGATATTCTTGTCCTTTTTATCATCGTCCGCTATGTGTCTTATTGCAGCATCATAAAAAGATTTCATAACCGCCATTGCTGCCGCCGACGATATGAACCAACCAAACTGTTTTGCGACTAGCTTTCTAGCTTCTGATACATTTCCCTCATCATACATCTGCTTTGCAATTTGCTGATTAGTAATGAACAGCGACAGTGTTTTAGTTGGTTCAGATAAGAACGCTGTAAGCACTGATGAACCTACATCCTTTTGTCTCATTAGTTCGGACCTTGATAGTACAGAGTCGAATACCTGAGTTCTATACACAACTTCTCTAAACTGTTCATTTACCGCTTGCCAGTATCCCTCGTCTCCTTCATGGATGTTCATTGTTTCTTCAACTTTGAGTTTGCAAGCGCCCCAGATTTTACCCCATGTCATATTATCAAGGAATCCGTACATATCAAGTGTCACTTTCTCTAGTTTATTTTCCTTGTTAATCATAGCGTTTGTAAGACTTGGCCCTACATCTGTTGAATAATAGCCTAGGTCTTTCCACACAGCGACACCTGAGTGCTGCTGCATTTCTTTTACCGCATCACGTGAATACTTGCTTCTAGCTAAATATTTCGGATTTATCACAGCGGACGCTCTAACGATTGACATAGGCTGCTGCATAGCTACTCTGCCATTAGCAGCAATTGCAGCACGCTTTGCTGTTCCTATAATCTTGGTTGTGATAGGCATCTCGCTTTTTGCGATATTGCCGTTTACATCCTTTAAGAATTTCTCTATGTATTCGTTAGCCTCTCTACCATATGCACGTTCGATTGCCTCTCTAACAGAGCCTTTAATTATGCCATCTTCTCCATACCCTCTATAGTTCCATACATTTTCTAGGTCTTGTAGTGGCATAGATAGTGCCTGGTACGCACTCATAGCGCTTATATGGTTTGATGCGACACTTAATACGTTATCTAATACAACAGCATTCTTCGCAGATGGTTTAGTTTTCTTTGCAAATCCAGGATTGATAATTTTAGTTACCGCTGCCTCTTCAACATTAGCATCTACAGTTTCTCTTGCAATCTTGATAGGGAAATACTTTTCTTCTGTAAACTTGTTGTATCCCCATACTTTCATGGATACTTCATTTCCCCAGTCAGACACCGTTGTATTAAGGTAATGCTGAATCATCTTTGCACACTTTATTTCTTCCGGGGATAAGCTCTTAACGATATTTATAACATCACTACGCGTTATCTTTTCCCTCTGCACGGAGCTTTTTCTGAGTACAGTGTTTTTGCCGAGTTTCTTCGGTTTAACTTCTGCAGTCTGAATACCACCAGTAAGAATGTGTTCTAGCGCCTGCTTTCTTTCGCTGAGAAGGAATAATGTCACCATCTGCCCATGAGTTAGGTTTAAGGTTTTCCCAGATTCCAGCTTGAAGGATTCTACTTTTGAATCTTCCCAGATAGTATTAAATGCCTCTTCTCCTACAGCCTCTTGAATTCTCTGAAATTCATTTTGGGCGCTCTTAACATTCATAGCGTGATCATCAAATCCGATTGTTATCTCTTTAAACAGCTTATTGAGCGTGCCACCCAGTACAGCAAATCTATCTGCCGGATTAATATTTCTCGAGAATATAAACTTAGATACAGCACTAGCTCCGCCAGCATAGCGATTCTTTTCCGCCTTTTTACCGAGCTCGTTAATTACTGCATTTCCTGTTTCGCTAATTGTTTTATACTGGTCATACTTAAGCATATCGTTATGCTTATTTATAATACTGTCTAGCCCTCTAATAACGTCTCTCACGCTTTCGATTGTATCGGCGTCCATATCGACAAGCCTTGATTCTTTTAAAGCTTCAAGAACTGAATCGATTTGATTCATAAAATCTTCATCCTCAACAAAACTAAACGTACTGTCACCGTCGTTCTTTTCTTCAAGCACTTTGCGATATTCGTTTTTTAGCTCCATGAAGTTTTCGTAAGTCTTGTTGTATCCGTGCGTTTCATAGAACGCGTCGCCACGATCTGTAGAAAAATCCATCTCAGATAGAACCTTTGCGATAGATTTTCTAAACTCTTCCGGCATGAACTGTGTATTAGTAGGTTTTAACAGCTTATTTGATAATTTGTTAGAGTACCACTTAATGCTATTAATCGCCTTACTCTTCCTATTCAGTTCGCTACGTTCTTTTCTTAAATCTCGCTTTAGCTCGCTTACTGATTCTCTTTCTTCTTTAATAGCATTCTCAAGTTCTTCTATAGCCTTGTCTTTTTCTGCTATTTCCTCTTCATGTTTCTTTTCTGCTTTTTGTCTCTTTATAGTTTCCCTTTCTTTTATTTTGTTTCTTGCATCTTTTACAGCGGCTTTAAGCTTCTCCTGCTGTTTATCTGCATAGGTCATTTCTGGTTTCATAGAAATTGCGCTATCTAGTATTAATTCCGTGATATCACTAGCAACGTTTTTATATTCACCGTTAATCAGACCGTCTGTCTCTGCAGATGTTTCAACCATATCTACAGCGTTACATAGGTTCTTAACAGCTTCTTCTGCGTCTGATGCATCTGATGCGAATAGTTCAGGGTATTTCTCACCTAGTTTATTCTGGAAGAAGTCATATACCAGTTCAGCAGGCATTGTATGCTCGCTATTGATATCTGTTGTAAATCTTAACGCATGGCCGTATCTAGCCTTTAACTCCTGGTAATTTAGTTTCTTTGCTAATTCTGGAGAAATATAAATTTTACCTACACTGAGTAGATCTATTACTTGCTTCTTTGTTTGCAGGTTTTTCTTTATATTATTCTCGTTCGAGTTAAGGAGTGCATTTGATAACCTCGCAGCTGCAGAATATGCTGCACTAGCGTTCGGTGTTGCCTGGTGCACGGCCGACCAAACCTCTTCATAAATTCTCATAGCATCTTCTGCCGGCAGCTTTGACCCGGTGTCATTAATCAGCTTATTAATGAGCTTCTTTGATTTTACTTGCTCTGGCTTATCCATAGCACTTCTTTTCATGCTAGCTTTTAGCTTACTGATTTTTGCCTCTTGCTTATCTGCATAAGTAACAATAGGCTTAATCTCGCCGAGACTGGCTTCTAGATTAGCTTTAACATCCTTTATTAGTTCATCTTCATATTCAGCAATTTCTTTTTCGGTGTACTGAGTCAGGTTTGCGCCGCCATCAAAAAGATAAACTTTATTATCTTTTACTGATGCATATTCAGCAATTGTAGCTAGAGCTGTAACAAAATCTGTAACGTCATCTAGGCTTTGTCCATCAACCTTGATAGTGTCTCCGAACAGCTCGTTCATTTCAGATAGCATGTCATCGACTGGAACAGCGTATTCCATTCTATCGATGTTCTTATTAAGTTTTATTTTGAAAGCACCATCGATATAATCTTTAAACTTTCCAAATGTACCGTATCTATTCTTGATTTCTGCTTCTAAATCTTCATCGATAGAGATAGTCATATTTTTGAGGTATCTCTGTACATCCCTTATTTCTGGAGATATGCGATTAGTCTCATAGGTATTCTTAACAATCTCTCTTGTTATTTCGTTCAAGAGTCTTTCTTTCGTTGCATCATCGCCTGATTTAGCTGCTTTATAAAGATTGTGATAATCAATACGTAAATCTTCTGCTTTTACATCTGAACCAACCTCCGTTATTAGTTCTTTCAGATAACTAACAACAGACGACCTTTTAGGTATGGTTCCCTTTGTTTTAGTCTGGTTTAGAATCAGTGCATCAATTTTCTTGTTAAGCTGCCTGATAGTGTTAGAATCAGCTTGCTGATTGTTAGGGATATCGAAGATACTATTTTTTCTCTGGTATTTTTCCTTGACCTCTTCGTTGTTTTGTGATAGATTTACACTATCGATACCAACATGGGCGTTATTTTTACTATCTTCATTGATAGCTTGCCAATGTTGGTCTTTTTTTATTTTTTCGAATTTAATGTTGTAAATAAAATCCCCGTCAGTTCGGTTTTGCACATTAATTAATAATTTATACGGCGTTTCTCCTATTACAATTTCTTTTTTGTAGTACTCCCATTTGATTACATTTTTGTGTTCCTTCTTTTCATCTCCGGGTCTTATGTATTCCGAATTCTGTAACAGTTTCGATAAATCCCCTTCATAGAATAGATTCACCTTTTTATTAAATGCATTAATCGATTTTGTTTGTTTGTCACCGTAAAAATTCTTTCCTGCAAAATCCTCATGTGGCTTAGCTGTATACTTTCTACCTTTGCCGTTATCGAATTCAACAGTTAATACTTCTCCGTTTTCAAATCTCTTCGTTAATTCTGTTCGCTTTTCTTTTTTTGTGAGCTTTTTCGTTTTGCTAGAAATTGAGAAAACATCTCTACCCTCTGAATCCTTACCCTTATACATGAATTTGATTTCATCATTATTATTAACAGCCTCTTCAAATTTATCTATTTCAGGATTCATTAAAGCATTAGTCCACATCTCTTGTGCTTTTTCCAGGATTCCGAGTTCTTCTAGCCACTTACCGCGATATTCCCCTTTTAATGCATTTATAACGTTTTTGCTTAATGTGTTTAGCTTATCTACCGTAGACTTAATAGCCTTGAGGATTGTTTCTCCAAGGCTTCTATTTTTTTCTACAAGTGTTTTGACTGCTGCTTCTGCATCAGCATCGCCCTTCCAAAATACATCTGTAGCGTCCGCTAACAATTCATCTTCTGCTTCGGCACGTGATATATCCTTGTAGTCATTCATATACTTGTTGAGTTTATTTTCATACTCAACAAGATTTGAGTTATAAAATTCATCAAGCACATACTTTTTAAATGCTGCATACTGCCTAGGTGAATTAACCTGGATATGGTGCGTTACCTCGTGTTTTAGAACATCAATAACGGGGCTATCTGATTTCATGGAGATGTGGATAGTTCCATTCTTGTAATAGCCGTTTACTTCGTTACCTTCTGAATCTTTGATATTCTCTTCAAGAGATATTTCAACACCAAAAGACTTAGCGAGTGTTCTGTATGCGTTAATCATTGAGCTACTCATGCTCACGTTCTCACCAAGTGTTACTCTTCCGGCTTTAAATCCTATCGGTAGCTTTGATTTATTTGTAATGATATTACTATCTTCTCTCTCAGCTTTTCCTATCTCATATATCTTTTTACGGATATCTGCAGGTACTAAATTGCTTTGGAATATAACCTTGTCGAGATCCTTGTAGTCTAGTCCACGTCTTCCAGAATCATAGAAGTAATTAAACGCATATGCATAGTTTATAAACTCTTCGCCTTCCTTCACATCCTTTGCACCTTCGTCGAACAGTTTTTCTATTTCTGGATTTGTTTTCATGCCAATAGATGCTAGCATTTCTTTTTTTGCTGCATCCTTTGCTTTTGGCAATATTTCTTCAACGTTGCTCTCGTATCTTGCTCCCATAAATGAGTTTAATTCTTTCTTGAAGTGCTGCGTTTCTCTAGCACCGCCCATTATCATTCCATTGTTCATTCTAGGCAGCATTCCTACGTTTAAATCCTGTGTTGTCTCATTTTGGATTAATTCAAGAGCTGGATTGTTATCTACTGTGAATAGTACGTTTTCTACATCTGCGCTGCTTCCTGTTCCCTCTAATATTCTAGCTACTGGGAATGATAGTTCGTCCACAGTCTTTTTAGGTGTATCTGCTTCATATAGATACTTTCTTACTTCCTTTTCTCTATTCGCAACTTTTTGAGTTAAAAGCACGGACGCTTTCTCTCTATCGTAATCAGTATTTAACCCTTTTTCCGATCTGATAATAAAACTACCAGATACGTTCTCTGCGCCTCTTATGCGCGATTTCTTTGCAGCGCTTAAAAGCATCTGGTCATGCTCTGTCAATTCTCTTCCGGATTCAATTTTATGTTTTAAATCCAGAATAGCATTATTCAGCACTTTACCGCCCTTAAGTCTATTTTTATCAATTGACCTAGCGAAATTGTTTGCACTAGATTTTTCAGACATAGCAAGACCTGCCTGCAATATTTTTTCTTTATCTTCTGCAGACAGTTCAATATTCATATTTACTCCGCTAGGACCCCCAACAATACCGCCTATTGCTGTACCTACTATGCCCTGATAAACAGCATCCGCAAGGTAGCCTGTAGGATTCTCTGCTATTTTCTTAAACGCATCTGGGTCGTAGAACCTATCAGATATTGGCTGTAGAATTGCATTCATAAATTCTTCTACACCTTCGGTTGATGCAGCTAGACCAAGCTTAATTGCTTTGTATCTTATCTCGTCAGCAGCGGTTCCCTTTGCGAATCTAGCAGCCATTTTGTTAGCAAACTTTTCAGCACCATTATCTAATAGTCCTCTACCTGTAGAGTTTCTCATTATATTTGATGTACTCCACATTTTTTCAGTTCCAATATTAATTCCAGCGTTTGTTAATCCTGCGCCCCACTGAGAATATATACCAGCGCCTGCAGCTCTCGCATCTCCTGCGCCTTGCCCGAACGCGTTTACACCCATTACAGGTAGTATTCCTACACCTGTAAATTTGCCTACAGCTAAATCAGCAAGGAAACCTAGTGTTCCTTGCGCAATATCTATAGCAAACTTCTGACCAGCGCTAGGCTTTTCAATCACGCCCTCTCTTGGTTCGTTACCCTTGTTGTCTTTTAAGTATAGTTTCCTCTTGAACTTACCTGCTTTAGTGTCATACTGTAGTTCTGTTTTATAAATACCTGCCTCTTTCGCCATGTAGTTAAGCGCTTCGGCTTTTTGTCTAGTTTTTTCTACGTATTTATAGAATCCGCTAAATGCATCTCTAGCATCTTTTGACAGTTTGTCAGCGTCTAGCATTCCATTCTTGATATATCCTAGTTCGCTGTATCTCTGTAGATCCTGGTGCATACTCTTAGGATCGAGTGTAGGTGTTGAGGTAACAGTCCACGCTGCGTTAAGCAGATCAGATTTTTTAGATTCAATTAAGCCTTTAAGGGCGTAAAGCGCACGTCTATCCGAATTATTATTTACACCTGCCATCTGTGTATTGTTAAATATATCGTTCGCACGCCTTACAGGGTCTTTACTTACATAACGCTTATTATCTCCGTAGATAATTTTCTTTACTGCTTTTCTTGCAGCTGCTCTTGCCTCTGCAGGTGTATTTCTTCTAAATGCTATAGGAGCGTACCCCATCTTGGCAGCCTTTTTGTACGTTTGAGATTTAACCGACTTACCTTTTTTTGCTTTACCTGTTAAAATCCCTTTCGCTGCATTCTGGGCAATTTGAGCAGCAACACTAGGAACATATGATACAACCTGTGTTGACTGCTCCTGAGAGCTGTGCCCTCTTCCCCTTCTTCCTTTTCGGCCACGTCTACCGCCCCCAGAGCGCCGACCTGCTCTAGAGGCTGAGTCTTTTTTTAACTGATACTCTCTTTCCCAGTGCGAGTCGCTCACGCTGTCTCGTCCTTGCTGGTAGTTGAAATTTCTTTCCCAGTGACTGTCTGATACATTATCTCTTTGTTTTTGGTAATCAAAATTTTTATCCCAATGTGAATCAGCAACACTGTCTCGCAGCTTCTGGTAATCAAATGTTTTATCCCAGTGTTGATCAGCGACATTGTCTCTTCCCTGCTGATAATTAAAGTTTCTCTGATCAGTAAATCTACTATATGCTGAGTCATCTAGTGACTTCATAGTTCCAAGTAGATTTAAGCCGTAGTTTCTATCTGCGTTAAATCTGTCATATGCCAAGCGCTCAAGCTCTGGTATCTTATCTGTTAAAGCTTGATTGTACTGATTCTGTGCCTGTGCTGCTGCGCTTACTGCGTAAGTGCTTGCCCTACCACCAGTTAATGCTGCTTGATTGGCTAGAGTGTTTTCATTTGCTCTATCTCCAAGCCTTGCATATTCTTTAGCTAGTGCCTGATATGACACATCTGTCATAGGATCATATTTAAAATTAGCCGTGTTATCCTGTGCTTTCTGAACAAGTGCTGCAATCTGCTCGCTGTATGCACTTTTAAATGGATCTTTATTTGCCATGCCTTCCTCCTGGTTTTCTTTTTTATTACATATTACACTTGTATTTATGATTTTTCGCTCTCTTCATAATGCAGAAAACGCCACCAACTTAACAGTTGATGACGTTTCCAGTACATCCTACTACAGCATGGTAGTCGATTATTAAAATTACGATTCGTATATGAATAAATCGCTTTGAACTTGCCAGGACCCTCGTCTAACTTCGTACACATGCCCTGCTACTACAGGTACTGTTATCGTACCATAGTGTTGGTTGAGCTCTATAGTGTGCATTCCGATATATGCATTAATATTTTTGTCTTTTATAAAAATATATGCCGAGTCAGCTTGTGCTCGTCCAGCGCATACAAGCGTTCCATTATGTGGCGCAGTCCACTCACTGCCCAGTGTAACGCGTTCTTGGGTTTTTGTTCTACCCCCCCCCATGTACTATACCTATCATAAATTCCTCCTAGTAATATAAAACATTTACTTCAAATTCTTGTTTCTGTAAACCTGTTAGTCTTCCGTTTACCGCAATTTCGACACTTCTTTTTTGATCATCCCAAGAATACCCGTAAAATACTGCAGTCCATACATCGTCTACTCCTGCTCTGTGTTTTGGATGAACTTGTGCAAGTATCACCTTGCTACCCGAAGGTATTCCTAATTCTGATTGTGATACAGACCTCATCGCCACTCCCCCATTTGTGGCCACAACTACATCTTTCGTTACAGTTTTTACTTCTGTTGTTATTCCATGTACTGAACCTACGCTCATTAATTACCTCCTGCAGCGTTCTGAGCCTCAAGGCTCATAGATTTTGTAAACTTACAATTGATTCTGATATCTTCTTTAGGCTCGCTCGTTAGGTATACCTTAAGGTAGATATCATTAGCTGATTGCTCATATAGTCCCGACTCTGTATTCGTTTCTAGTGCACATATAGGGTATAGTTCTGAGCAAATCTTTTCAGGATATAGCTCTGGTAGCCATTTCTCATCTACTTGTTCTCCTACCATATCTCTAGGGAGCGCTAATTCAAATATGTATTTTGCGCCGGGAAATCTAGTTGAATCCATTAGCACGGAGTTTTTTGCAATTTCTATACCGGTAATCACTACTCCGTTTCTATGCCCCCTAACAGGTCCTCTGAATACTGTTTCTCTTTTAAATTCTGCACCTTTTGTTACAACCAGGTCTAAATCGCACTCAAACGCATCTCTTTCGGATGGTTTGCCGAGTGCGAAGCCTCTTCCGGTTACTCTAAAGTCAAACAACTTAAAAGCGGATTGAAAAAACATGTGGCTCACTCCGTCACCACCTAGTCCATCTGATGCATACAGTGCAAAGCTGTGTGTATACGATTTATTAACTGCCACAGTTACATCATATGTTGATGTAACCCACCCAGATGCATCAGTATCTGTTTTAACTAGTTTCGTAGTGATATTGGTAGGTTTGTAAGCTGATTCATTTGACCTTTTGATTTTTCCGCTTAAGGTTATTTTATCTACTTTCTTCGCCGCGCCACTCACGTTTATAGGGAACCATCCAACTTGAACCTGTGCAGTTCGATAGCTTCCGCCTTTTTTTGCCGTTCCATCTGCATTTGACTCGTAAGGGTTTTTGACTACCGTGATTCTTGGTTCACCATAAAGCGCCAATTTTGTAATGCATTTACCACTTTCGTTTAATGCATTCTTTTCGTTTGCAGCGCTGATGTATGCTATTAGCGGTTCATATTCATGATATGCCGGCGAAAAATAGTGAGTCGGCACTAGTACATCCGGAAGCTCGAATCTATAATTTAATTCTTCTCCGCTTTCGGTTATTGAGTACGAATTTGGGCTCTTTAATTCGTTCACGTTTACTTTTTGGTTTTCACAAATAGTAACTGTTTTCAGCCTTACCTCTTCGTCGTAGGTCGACGCATACAAATAGTAAGGCTTCATTTTATCTGTAAGCGTGCCACGAATCACTGGTGTTACCGTTGAGTACCCCGGTATAATGCATCCGTACCCCTCTTCAAGAGAGCTGTATTTTTTATCTACCGGGATGAATTCATATATGCATGTATTTGCCATTAATCTTCTACCTTTCCAAATGATAAACTGCCTGTTTCGGTATCAGGCATGAACGCAAATTTGCCAAGCTTTATACTGCTGAGTACCTCCGCATTTTGTATATATAATTTGTTATCGCTCATATACGCAACTTCTATTCCTTCTTGCATGAACCTCAGCTTGTCATTATCTAGATTCATGGATATTCTGTTACCGCTTTTGCCTATAGATATTCCGTTCTTATCTAGCCTTATAGTACTTATAATCTCACTATACTTTTTATCTGAATCAAATTTTAGATCGTTTATGTTTTTAAGAGCTTCGCTAAACTTAACATTTACAGCATTGTCCGTTTGTGTTATTTGCGATTCGATATTAGCGATCTTATCGTCCATATCGGCTGATGAGTAATATTCTGTCTTAATTTTCCTAGATATGCTGTCCGCTGCGTCTGCGATTTCTTTTTTCGTCTGTCTGCTTAAGTCTTCAAGTTGTTTTAATGTCTTTTGATGATTTTCTAAAGTCTTAATAAATGCATTTTTAGCTGCAGCATACGAGCTTGACACCTGAACATCTGAGTAATAAAAGCTTCCATCCGAGAAAATACTCTGATCTGCATAGTATAGGTTGTTTGGGCTCCCTTCTATATAGCTAGGTTCTGTTATAGTCCACGGTCTAGGAGGAACTTTAAGTGCTGGTTTCTCTGGAGTTTCTACTGCTAAATAATACCACCTAGTATAGGAGCTTACGCTTACGCCATTATCACCTTTGACTTTCGTCCACTTATACGCTTTAGGATCTGTGCTAGCTACATCTTTAAAATCTGTGTAGATTCCCATATATGTTCTTCCGGTGCTATCCGTGGTGTTGAAACCCACTGTGCCATCTCCGCTATTTGCATAAGCAATGTGAACTCTGGGTGCTTCTTTGTTTACCTTGTTTTCAGATATTTCTTTTTTCTTGCTTGGCTCTTTTGATACGTTCATGATTTCCATGAGTACTTCATCTGCGAGCTTTCGCAAGTTTTCATCAATCGTTCTGAGCGCAAGACTTTCGTCAGACATATCTGTTCTATTTGGTACAGTTATCATGGTCTATCACTCCTACCTCTATAGTATCTTGTAAGCGATTCAATATCTGTTCTTCCTACACCCTCAATTTTTATAGAGAATTTCGCTTGCCTATTAGGGATGATTGGTACACTTAGTGTTTTCCCTCGCTCTGTTTCGCACTCGTATACTGGTTCCCATTCACCGTTACTACTTTGGGTACTTATCCTTAGTTGTGCTCCCGGCTGCATATCTAGTCTCATGTTTATTTTTTTATAAGACTTCATATTCTCTACGAATTCATCAAATGGTCCGAATACAGCAAACCACTTAATATCATCTTCCGGGCGCTTTCCGGTAGTGGTCCAGATGTTGCCATCTGCTATGTATATAAGCTCGTTATTCACGTTGGCAAAGGCTACGACCTTTGTTTCGTCCTCTTTGTGCCATAGCCTACGCAGTATATCGTAAGTGAAAATATTGTACTTATTTTCGTTTTCATTTAGCATCGAAATATAATACTTCTTACCATTACTGCCACCGACAGCAGACTTAAAACGATAATCTCCGAACGCTTCCGATATCATTACCGGATATGTACCGCCATCATAAGCCATTACGCCCGTTAGTGAATGGTAGTACAATACACCGTTTACGATTACAGCCGACTTGTCCGAGCCCTTCCTTATTCCGAAGCACTCAGTGCTGTATAGCTGATATTGACTAGGCATGCTTCCGAAAATTTTATGCATGTGATGCTCTTTAAAGAAGATTAGGTGCGTAGGATATGCAGCACACCCTGTAAATTCACCATCTGACCCAACCTCTAGCGCGTATGAGTCGTTTGCTAGCGACTGGAAGTAATTCCAATTAAGCGGATCACCCAACTTACTAGCATAGATTGTGTTGTCCTCGCTCCTACAGCCCCACAATCTATTGTTGCTTTCCATGACGTAATCAAGGTCCGGAATCTCTCGTGCGAGCTTTACTTCCTCTTCAACATACGACTCCTTAGTTACATCGTCACTCGGCATTCTGAATGAATTCTCGTAAGTGGTAATTGTGCTACCTTCTATACTCTTAATCACAATCACCGTGTTATTGCCTGGTTGCTTTTTGCATCCTGATATCTCAACAGCATCACCAACAGAGAATTCAGATAGATCTGCACCAACTAGATATATGCTGCCTGGCTTAATTGTTGCCGTGGCGCGCACCGATGCATCCATGTGCTTTACAGTGTTATCTGTAATATCTAGATACACTTTGTCTGGCCATATGCAGATTTTGTTATTATGTGCAACCATAGTTTTAGGCATGATATTGTTTATTCGCTTTTGGTAATCCGTGCCACCTTTAGAGTATTTGATAAACGTCCTTATCTCTCCGTCTACCTCGTATCTATCTATGATGTATGGCACATTGTTTTTTACGATGATATCCCTTGGATGTTGCACTGGCATATCTATGATATTCCTTGGTGCTCTTTGAGATAACACCGGGTACTTATCTGATGACAAGTTATACATATCTCGCATTTCGCCGTCATCTATTACAGCGTTTGCGTTATATCCTTTAAATTGCAACACTGATTGCTTGCCGTTTATCTTCGGCTGTATTTCCTTGAGTAGCATATGCGCCTCCTAAAAGAAGTTCTTAATTCTTAAATTTTTAAATCTGTTGCTTTTTGTGATGTAATAGTTACGTGCATCTACTGCTCGGCTGTTATACAGACTCAACCAAGCATTGAACGAATCCCACTCTTCCATTGCTTGGCAAGTCATAGCTGCCACATAGTACACATAAATTAAATCAAATGGCTTTTCTAGTAGCAGCTCTTCTGTTTGCGTGTCGCTAGTTACCTGCCTCTTCATGTCTTTTTCTTCGAGATTTAACAGTTCTCTCTGAACGATATTCTCTATCTCGTTAACATACGCTATCTTTTCTTCATCAGTGCACGTGTTCGGACAACGATCGTTAACCGTCTTAATTACTTCTGCTGTATTCATTTTTAACCCTCATTTACCTTGTTTTTAAGCGATATCCAATCAGTAGCTTTAATGTCTCCACTAGGAATTACATTTAAAGCTAGCGTCCTTCTTAATTCATTATGCTTTTCTAAAGTGATAGATTCGCCCTCTTCAATAAACATTAAACTGCTACCAACTTTTTTATTGATAAAGCGTATAAGTCTGTTTACCTCAGTACTTGTTAAGGCGATTTCGTTTTGCGCATTAACAACGCTGTCATACTCGAAGCGATGATATGTATACACTGGTACCGCTAGAGAATAAGATATCTTTGTTGAATCCGTGGCATAGCCTTTTATCCTGATTAGGTATTCAGTATTCCCACTAGGTAAAGTTATTGTGAGCTTTGATTTATATTTGGTCGTTATAAGCCTCGTCCACTCTCTTTCGCCAATCTTGTATTCAATGTCATAGCTCATTTCGTCTCTGTCATCATTTACAAACCAATTGACAACAGCATCTTTAGTTCTGATAACAGATTCAATGCTTTTAATAACAGGAATTGCAACAAACCCCATCTCTCTTGTCTTAACAGTTTCAGTCCAGGACTTTATAATTTGAGAATCTCTATAGATTTCAACCACGACTTCATAATCCGTAAAAGCTTTAAGATTCTTTAGGTTTATAAACGCACTTTCATCTCCTGTTGTTACGCTCTCTTCTCTATATTCTGATTCAAACGCAGCTTTATACTTCGCTTTTATAATTCGATCCCACCCAGTATTCATCATGTGAGATATGCTTACCTGGATGCTACTATATGTATCTGATTCAGCTTTTATAACTGCGCTACTTGGTCTAAGAGAATCCGATACAACGGTTTCTTTTAAAATTATGTCCTTGCGTTTAATGAGCGTTCTAACATCATATCTACAGCCTGTTGTGAGCTTTTCGAACTTCCTCGCCTTAGTACCTATACCTAAAGATAGTTCATCTTCTCCCATGTACTGAAAATTTCCTGCACCTGCTGGCCTTATATACCACTCTAGCGTTCTAGCGTACGAAATGTTTGAATTAACCTCTTCAACCGCTATCAATTCACTTTCTGTAGTAGTTGTGGTCAGTTCTCCTTTTGCACTAGGTAACGTAATTACTGAATCAAACGAAGTTATCTTGTAGCCATCCACGAATTCTTCTACCGATATCTCGTAGTCAGTATTTGACATGAGGTCATTAAACGCCATGCTACAATCTCTACTGCTGTTAGATACAGTTTTATTTCCAATATGGTTCCATGCCTCACCTTTTGCCCTATGCCAGAAGCGGAGCTCTTTTTCATATCCTGTAGGTAGTCCGCTTATATTAACTATCATTCCGGATTCAGTAATATCTTTTAATGTTAATAGTCCGGCTGTGCTTAATGGCGGTGCCGGTAAAGCTCCGCCACTTTCCCATACCCTCTGTCCGTATCTAGGCTTATTCGATGTTAATACAATCTTGATATGGGCATTGCCAGAAACACGTTTAACTGCATAATATGGCGTCGAATTACTAATACCCGACCATCTTATAGGCTTATTCTGTTTTAACCTCGTAGTGCCCATATATTGTCCGTCTATGTACACTGCCATATCCAAATACCAACCGTACCACGACTGCCTATAATCTAAACCGTGGATATATGTGTTTATACGGTAATACATATATGCGCCATCACGATAATAATCTGTTGTGGCAGTAAGTCTGATTCTGGGTCCACTATGTATCACCCATTGATTAAATAGAGTTGTTGCCATATCACCACCTACTTATATACTGCAAAGCATTTAGCCTCACTCCATACACTGCCAGCGTAGTATTTAACCTTACCGCTTACGTTATCTAGCCATAGCAGACTCTTGTCTTCTGGTTCGGTTCCTGATATAGCAACCTCAGGCTTATTTAACACCTTAACTTCTGCACCGCCTATGTATAGCAGCCCTTTTGACTTATCAAATCCTAGCTGTCCTTCTTCAATTCCATCTTTACCATCCTTGATTGGATAGATACCCTTTAATCTGGTTTCAAGGCTAGATGCAGTGACAAGCGATGTTACATCAAAGTTACTACCGGTTATCTCGTTAGCTATCTGTACAAACGCACTATATAAATCATCTAGATAGCCCTGCTTTTCCTGGATATTCTCTAGAATTTTATTTGCCTGTGCGATGATACCTGCGGTTTCACTTGCTCTTAACTTCTCTGCTCGCTCCCTAGCCTCTTCTGCCGCCTTGTATGTTGATACCTCTTTTACAAGTGCGAGAAGTACCGGGTAATATTCTTCTTTCTCGATCTCGGTATTGTCTATGTTTCCATCTGATACGTTATATGTAAATCTTGATGTAGTCATCTTCTTGCCGTTTGTGTATATGGAAATATCCACGAAGTACAAACCTACAAGTTTTGTGACTTCTGGAACCGGCTTATATGTTAGAAATCCTTGCGCTGCATCTTCAACCGTTAAGTGGTCTCCTATGCAATCAACAAAAGCTTTTCCATCCGGACGGATAATTTCGATTGTTACAGCGGTATACTCCGAAAAGTCGAACGAGCTACTACCATTAAGTAGCTTGATGTCTATCGCTGTATCATCATCGAACTGTACTAGCCCATTAACAATAATGGACTTCACTTTATTTACATCTACCGTTACGCTGATTCTTTTCATATCGTCTCCTTAATAAATTAAGCGAGAGCCTCAGCCCTCGCTTTACACAGCGTTATAGCTGCCTTATAGCCTATTCTCAAGTTCCTTGTACTGCTGCTGTGCCTCTTCTTCGTAGTCAGCTGCAAGTCCTGCCTGTTTCATAGAGTCCTCGATTACTAGCTGCACTTTTCTCGGTACCATAACCTTGACGCCTCTCTTAATCTGATAGTTCTTGCCGTTAAGTGTAACTACTAGATCGTCAGAGTATTTGTCTGAATCCTTGAATAGCATTATTTCAACAAGCTCTTCTAGGTAATCATCGCTTACCGTAGCAGTATTTTCAGTAACCTCTTCATCTGCAGTGTTTTCTACCGCCTCAGTAACCTCTTCATCTGCCATAGTTTCAACAGCTTCTAGCTCTTCATTTCTCTTTGCCATAATTCTTTCTCCTTATATCAATATTGCTAGCCTGCAGAATTACAGGCTAGCTTTATGAATTAGTTTGGATCAGATTCCAGTGTTACGCAGTGCTCACATCTTACGATGTAAGGGCTGACTAGAAGCTCTGCGGTCTTTGCAGCCTTCCATCCTGCAGTTGCTCTCTGATTAAGTGGGTCTGCTGTTCCTGCTGAACCCTTCTGCTTAACAATCATCTCGAGTCCGCCACCTTCAATCTCGGTAGTTCCGTATGCGTTAGCACCTAGGAATAGTGTTCCATAGATTCTAGCTCCGGATGTGCTCTTCTCGTTGAAGATTTTAGCCTCTGTAGACTCGATAAATCTTACTCCTGCAATCTTTCCAACCTCTCCCTCGAAGATCTGAGTTGAACCTGCATACTTTGATGCATCGATCCATGCCTCATCAGACTGTAGGTCGTACGAGGTATCAGGATTGATGATAGCAACGTAGTACTTGTCAATCTTTGGAGCGTTAGCATTCTTGAGAATTCTAGCAGCTCTCTTAACTGTGTCTACAGTTAGCTTATCATCCTTGGTTAGTGCCGCCCTTGCCGACTTACCGCCTGCATAAAGCACGTTGGTGCCTGAGTGCATAACCTCTCTTGTAACTGTATCAAGTGTTCTTCCTGCCTGATCAGATAGCAGCTGCTGTGACTCTAGCAGGTTGTTATCTAGCGCTGTGAGAAGTAGCATATCTGATAGTGTTACGTAATCGCCGTACTGCTTGATTGTTGCAGATACCTCTGTCATCTGGAGCTTTCTTCCGTCCGGTGTTACACCCTCTGTAAGTGGTGTTAGTGCCTTTGGGAATGGCTTGTACTGTCTGAATTTAATAACCTTACCGCCATTCTTTGGAATTGGTCTCTTCTGTGCAAACTGGTCGTGAATTAGCTGCGGACCTGTGAGTCTGATAAGATTCTTATCGTAGTACTCCTTCATATCCGGCGTCAGATTGCTATCTGTAGTGATATTTGTGTTTGGATTTCCAAAAAGGAAATAGTCTCTAACGTTCATTGTTTCCCCCTTACTCAGTACTCAGTTAGAAGGTAACGGTTTCACCTCTAGCTACACGCTTATTGATTCTATCCATATCTTCGTTACTGAGATTACTAATGTTCTTCTTGACCTTTAGTGGAGCTTTGGACTGCATACCGTTTTCACGCGGTCTTAATCCTCTTGCTCTCACTGTGTCGATAGTGTTCTTCCTAGTTTCCTTGGTAGCCATCTGAATAGCGCCAGAGATTAGCTCCTGTATATGTGCTGCTTCAAATGCTTTCCTTACACTCATTCCAGATTCAAGGTAGCTCATGAATTCAGGATTCTCACTAGCCTCTTTCTTAAGATTGAAGTGTGGATAAACATTTCTTAGTTCAGCGGATTCTGATTCCCACTGCTCGTACAGTGCGTCTGCTTGCTCTTTGGCAGCTCTTTTTCTCTGCTCTGCTTCAAGCCTTCTGTTTTCCGCCTCGAGTTTCTTCTGGTACTTGTACTGTTCAACCGACAAGCCTTCTCTTTCTGCTCTTTCTTCTAGCAGTTCGCCATCTTTTGCGATTGCCTCTTTGAGTCCGTTAAGATTACCAGGCTCGATATCGTACTTGTCATACAGTACAAACAGCGCATCTTCATATTCACCAAGTCGACTTCTATCTGCTTCTGCGTTCTTAAATCTCTTTGAAAGCGTGTCCTTAACGCGCGCATCGTATAAGTCTTTATACTTTCCTTTGATTAGTTCTTCGAACTCTGCAGATAGGTCTTTGGGTTCATCGGCGTTTTCACCCTCTGATGGTTCATCGTCTGGTTCCTCGCTATCGTCATAGCTGTTATCATCAAACAAATCATCATCTTTCTTTTCTTCGAGGGATGCACCCTCTTCAGCACTGGTAGCGACACCAGTATTACCGCTTGTTCCTTCGCCGCCCTCTCCATCGAAGAGGTAAAAATCTCTATATGTCATTGTTCCTCCTGCGGCTTACCCGCGAGCATTTATCTTTACGGATTTATGATATAAAATTCTTTTTCATTATTCGACTACGGCATAATCACTTTGATGTTTTTTGGATATCCCTCTTCAAGAATCGTTAACATTTTGCATGCAAACGTATATATGATTCTTGCGTATATCATTTCATTTACGTTGTCCGGATGCGATGTAAAACTTATCACTACATCACCAGGATTGATATTGATTGAGCTTTCTAATCTTTCGACCATATCCGACACTGTATGTACTAGCGTGCTAATTGCAAAGCACACGTGACTTTCGTCCGCGTGCTCTTTGATATCTAGTGTATATGTAATATTGCCGTGTTCGTCTCTCTACTCGTCAGTTTTGCTGATGTCATGACCTTCTCCTACGCTTGCCTGGTTACTTGCTCTATCTCTGATATTTGCTGCCCTAGTATTAACTGGTCTATCTATACCACGCCTAGCCTCATATGCGGCTGCGTTTAACTGCGGCGCTACTTCCATTCCTAGAGCCTGCTGTACCTGCGATGTAAATTCTCCTGCTCCAACTGTCTGGTCTAGCATTCCTGCCATCTGCATAGCGATTCCAGCTAGCTGATTTAGTTTTTCGTTGAGGTTTCCGTTTTCTCCTACCTTTCTGCGGAGTTCTTCCACTCCTTCAAAATCCATAGCGTCTAACAGCATTCCAGCCTGTACATAGTTGTTCGGATTGAACACTCCCATACCGTATAACTCCTTGACTGTCTCATTTTGTGACGCTCTATTAAACGCGTTCTTTTTGGCAGCTGAGATTTTAACATCGAATATAGGTTTCTTTACGATTTCCGGCTGTCCTGTAACATCGTCAATTGTTGTTTCCTTTAGCAGCGAATTTTCAAAGCTGATAAATTCATACGATCCGCCCTCTCCGTCAATTCTGAAACAACGAGGTTCATCATAGAACTGTCTGATTAATTCTATAATCTGCTTAACTAATCTCACATATGCTCTATATGAACCGCCTATCATGTCACGAGATAACTTTGAGCCTGCCTCTTGCAGCGCTGCAATGGCACTTGCTGCCGTTACACCTGCAGCTGTACTTCCCTGCGAGAAGTCGCGATTGCCCGAGGTTTCTTTTAGCTCTTCTTTTTTCATCTCTAGGTAATTCATGACAAGTGACGGAAGCGGCGTTGTTTGAAACTGTTTGATATTGCCTTCTTCAATTCTGCCGTTTACTTCAAAGAAGTCTTGTGAATAATCAGCTACTTGCTCTGGGTTTACTCCCGAGTTCTTGTTAATAGCCCATCTTGGTTTACCAACAAGAGCAGCATTTTTTGAGACAATCTGGTCCATCTTGTTTATGACCATCTGAGGAGATTTCATAACATCGATATATCCGAAGCCTAGCATTTCAGATTCAACCGGGAATAGGTTATCCACAACGAACGGATATTCGCCTGAAATGTAATATCCGCTCTCTAGATACTCTTCGCAGTTTTCAGATGCAAAGAGTACGTGACCGTCAATAAACTTGCAGTAATGAACTATCGTTCTACCGTTAACAGTTTGCTTATAGTACCAATCATAAACGACTGTTCTGTTCGATGCTGAATCGTCACGCTCTGTATCGTACTTCACGATTTCAGCACCTGCAGAATTTGATAGCACGCCTTCTAGGTCTGGGTACATTCCTACAAGGATATCGTTATCCACAGCGTCTATAAGAAATATGTTTGGCGAATCCTGGATATATTTAATTCCTGGCTCCCATAATAGATTCAGAACATCTATTTGTTTTACAGCGATATCACCAGCGCCGTTATCTCTTGTGTTATCCCAGTATGTAGCATATACACAGAATCCTTGTTTTAGCTTGTACCACCATGCATCACTATATATTTGCTGAAAGTCGCAGTTATCTAGTATGCATGGGACAATCTTTGATAGTGACAGTGCGGAACCTTTGTCACTCTCTTCACGCGGCAATAGATTAGGCATAGGGTAGTTATCCATAGCGTCAGCGTGTTTATTGGCAAGCGAATTAAACATCCATGCACTTTCAGGCTTCGGATCGTTTTCTTTTCCTTGTGTATCTCCTATAACTTCCCACTGCTTGAACTGCCACCACTTTTCATTCTCAACGATGCGTTTTTTGAACTTTTCAAGATTCTGCTTGTATTTCTCGTATGTGTTCTTTGCCTCTCCTATAACCTCTTCATCAATGATTCCTTTTCGACCGTAGTTCGGGTCCCACTCTTTGCCTTCGTCTTCGTTGAACGCTCCGTAATCTGCTTCTGGCTCTTCCTTTGCATCTAGTGATGTTGGTTCTGGTTCCTGCTCTATATAGTCTGGCTCTTCCTCTTCATCCTCAATAGGTTCTTCAGCTGCTTTCTTTGGATCTATTCCTAGCCTCTTCATCAGCTGTTTGTCTCCCTCGGCTTGCGCAGGATCTTCTTCGGGCTCGTCATCTTCTGGCTGTTCCTGGTCTCTTAATGGCTTAGCCTTTTCAACTTCTTTAGCGTTCTGCTCTTTTAGTTTCTTCTTCTTGTCTTTCATATTCGCTCCTTACATGTATTTGAAAAAGTCGTATCGTCCTAGCTGTGCAGGAATCATATTTAATGGGTCGTGCAGTCCATCTGTTCCCTCGTATAGCTTGGCTCTGGCGTCTCGTCGCTCGTTTATAGGTGACTCCATGCATACATATCTCCATTCGTCGTATATATGGTCTTCCATTTCGGTATTGATATCCTCTACCTTGGTTTCGCTGTAAATTAGCTCCGGTACCGTTCTGATGAAGTCCTTGCAGTTTGAGAAACAATAGAACATTGGAATTCCGTTTTCGTCAAAAGCTAGTCTATAGTGGCACTGCATTTTACCCGGTATTCGTGTATGGTCTCCCTTCTCCCAATACACGCCAGCTTCCATAAAGGAATCGGCTATTGATTTACCGCCGTTTTCTTGGAATATTGCAGGGTCTGCGACTGCTGATATTGTTCTGCCCTTTAAATTTGGGTCTGAATCCTCAATTTCTTTTATCGCTTTAGCAATCTTTTCGGTAGTCCATTTAACGCCAGTATTCGGCTGGTCTGTACAGCCGTATAGTTCGTTGATTCTGTATAATCTATTGTCGTTATCTACTGCGTACCAACCTACACTAAACGGCTTTGAATATCCCCAGTCAAAGCCTCTAAAGATTCTCCACGTTTCTGGAATCTTAAATGGGCTTATGACATGCGTCCACTTACGATCTGCATAATGTTCTATCTCGTCGCTCCACTCTGTGAATACTTGTCCGCTGAATGAATTCCAGTCTCCGTATAGCAGCGCTTTTTTGTCTGCTTCCGGAAGCATAGCCAAATTTGCGATATAGTACGGATCGTTTTCTAACAGCTTTTTGTTATCAAAGACTGTTGATGGTACAAACATGCGGCTACGCACACGCTCTATTAGCTCGCCTGTTGGGGTAACGATTTTATATACTCCCTTAATACGCGTCATGGGCGGTGCAGGTGTTATAAATCTCTTTTTTACCCAGCCGTGACCAACTCCCCCAGGGTTTGCGCTAGCTCTTATATATACTCTCGTTCCTGGTGCAGTCGGTCTATTACGTGACATTAGATACATGTACTGCGTACGCGTAAAATGCGTTAGCTCGTCAAAGGCGATAAAGTCATACGCCTTACCTTGATAGTTATATTTATCTATTTCTCTCTGCAGATTCCCAAAATATATTTTTGCTCCACTTCCGAACTTCCAAACGTATTTCGATTCGTTAAATTTCGCACTTGGAAAGGCTTTTGAATATAGATTTATCGATCTATCCATGAGCTCAGAGAGCTGCGGAAATGTACGCCTTAGGATTAGTCCTTTATAACTTGGTATATGCACCTGCCTTAGTGCCTCGCATAATATAGCGTCGCTCTTTCCACCTCCAGCTGCACCACCATATAGAACTTCATATTCTGGGCGGCTCATAAATACTTTTTGGCGTGGCTGCGGTTCCCATGCTATTTTCATTCTTCTACCTCCGCAACCTCTTCATCACTTAAATTAACAAGCACAATGCTTTCAGCCTCTTCAACGCTGACATTTTTGTTTTCTGCTTCGGCTTCAAGCAGCTTAACTTTTCTCTCTTCGAGTCTAATTCTTTTCTTTGCGTTCTTAAGATCTTCCTTTTCTTGGAATGTAAGAATAGTCTCCATTGACCGCCTCATTTTTTCGATCGCTTGTAGTGCATTAGCAGCATCTTTTACCTGCTTAAAATCTACTCTCTTATATTTTTTCTCAACGGTTTTCTTTGACACTGGAAAACCATCTGAATTGTATTCAGTTTCTTCAACGAGATATCTATTGAACTGCTTTGGATCTAAAAGAGCGTCGCTCATTATATTAGATAAGTTATGTACTATGCCTATTTCTTTAGATAAGTCTATAGATTCTAATTTAGATACGCGCTCTACAGCTTTTCCGACAGTATCTGATACATATTTCCTGCGCTTTTCTTTCCACTCGTGGCGGCGTGCATACTCCGAAATGGTGCGCGCCGATGTGTGATATTTAGTAGCTAGTTTTGCGTATGATGTATTTGTTGTTATGTATTCTACTTCGAGCTTGTTCCAATCCATGATTTCCTCCAGCTTTAATTATGCCTATTGATATGCGTTTTTTCGCCTGCTTCAAAATTTTTAAAAAAGTTTTGAAAAAGGTGTTGACATTGTCCGACATTAGGCGTACAATGTAATCAAGCTAAAGGACGGCAAGTCTTAAGGAGAGTGGCAAATATGACCGAGAAGAAAACAGAAAGGGTCGCAGTGCGAATGACACCGACACTAAAGGCTGCTGCTACCGAGATAGCGGCAAGAGAAAACCGGACGCTGAGCAACTACATTGAATCTCTAATAGTTGAACAGGTTCAGAAAATCAAAAAATAAAAATCGAGCCGCCGCCACCGCTCCCAAAAACCCCAAAAAAAACCACCCCCTGATAATTAAAAGGAGCTATAATTATGTTAAACGAAATTACAAAGAAAATCAACTGCAAAGAATATCTGAACTCGCTAGATTGCTGGTACGGAATTAGACCAAACGGTGAAGAATATTACACGGCTTACTGGTTCATGAAAGATTCCGACGGAGTGTCATCCGTTCCATACGCAGGAGACCTTGAAAACGGTGTGCGCATTGGAGCTTTTGAAACTAAAGAGAATGCAATTAAAAAGCTAAAGCTATCTGCTGCACCTAATAAGGCAATAGTATTATATGAGCGCGAGAGTTCAGAAGTTGGCAGTGATTTATACTTCTCATTCACACCGCAAGAAATTATAAAGGCAGCTTAATAAAAACGAGGGGCATCCCCTCGTTTTTTCTTGCTTAAAAATAACTCCAGCCCGTAGCTCCTACCTCTATTCCTACTTGGGCATTAAGCATTATAAATATTATGCCGTCCATTAATGCGTTCATTTCTTTTCCACCTTTCCGCTTTTTGCATCAAAAATTAATTCGCTATCTTTATACTTATCCACAAGCTCGCTAATATCTGTCATGCTGAGATTGTTCTTATGCATTAACGCTAGGATTGTTCTTTCATTGATTGCCACTTTTTTTCTATCTAGCATGAGCTGCCTTGTGAGCCTGTTTATATCTTTTGTTTTGATTTCAAGAGCATTCTCATAATTTTCTTTGAGCTTCTTTTGATTATTCTTTTCTCTAGCTAATCTCCAAACGAGCGTGGATATTTGATTTCTCATTTCGTCCGCATAAACTTCATGTAATCTTAATTCTAAGTCTGGTGAATCTTGATATATTTCGTAGCACTCAAAAAGCCTTTTGGCGTATCTGCATTCAGTTCCGCCTTCTTCACACTTCTCAATCTGTTTTCGATGCTTTTTCTTTGTGTCAAAAAAATGCATGCAGCCTTCACACGTGATCGTGTTTTCTTTATGCGCCATAAAAAAAGGGCACTTGATGTAATAGCTCATCATTCTCTCCTCATTCTGATTAGCACGCTAAATCCGAGGCCGTCCCCTGGATCTTCTGAAAAGAATCCGACCTGCCTGCCGTCGTGTTCAACTATGCAATCTGTGAATACATATTTAGTTTTATTATTTTTATTTATCAGCTTTGAAATAAATCTTCCGTCCCCTGGATCGTTTATGATTCTCTCTACCTGTCCCCTTGTAAATGTTCTATCTGAAACAATCGGCTCCGGCTTTTTTAAACCCAAAGAACCGCCCCAGCACCTTTTGCTTTTTCCTTGCCTTGCCATGTATAAGGCTTTTCCTGTAATTCCTGTTTCGCTAAATCTAAGTTTATCTGTATTGCAGTATCCAGCTTTCCACTTCTTTTCTAGAACGTCTCTATCTACCCCTTTAAAAATCATGTGGATGTGGCACCTTGCTTTCGAACCTGTGTCATCTCCTTTGTGATTAGAAATTACATACACAAATTCAACATCTTCTTTTCCGCGTTTTGCCATTTCATACCTAACACGGCGCGCATAATTTCTAACGTCTCTTAGCGCTTCATCTCTGTTAGCCGGAAGATGTGCATCATCGTATGTAGCATCTACGCTGTAATCACCCTCAGTGAAATTAAGGTTGCATAGCCTTGCAAAATACCTCTGTGCTCTTTTAGAGTTGAGATTTTTTTGTGCCGGTGTAGATTCTTTCACCTTTCTTGCTCTCTCATATTTTCTTTTTCTTGGCGATACATTAAATATTTCTATTTCTTGATAATTTACGCAGTTATATTTTTTAGTTCTAATCATATCTATATTTTCGCTAACTTGTTAATACTCAATTGAACTTTTAAACCAGCTCGCGGCTGGTGATTGTTTTCTCGTTTTTTATGTTTTCTTCTTATATATATGAGGCGGCGAATATGACTACTTAATTATGTTGTGCTCTTATATGTATATTTATTTTCAGAAAGGATCTTTATGTTCGCCGCCGTCATAGCAATTTAGTTATATGAATATCCAGTATAGGATCACTAGGCATCCTGCAGAGATAAGTAGGTCTGCTGCTAAATATAGTTTGTTTGCTTTTTCGGTTTTGTTTAATGCGGTGAATAATAGCGCATTAACTCCTGCTATAATTCCTAATATCCATAATGTAAGTATTAAGTCGATCATTGTTTACTCCTATATATATGAAGTAGCGGACGTTGGTTTGAGAGATTATCATTTTTACATCATTGTTTGCCTTATAAAAATAACTTATGGTGTCCGCTACTTGCATAGCACATTATTTCTATGTTGTTTGTTTTACTTCCCTTGCATCAATAAATCTTCTGTATAATTTACTGTGCTTCCCGTATATCACACCTATTAATTTAATCATCATTTGTTAGTTCCTTTAATAACTCGGGA